TTACGGACAATTACTCCGACAGCTAGCTCAGCTATCGGAAGAACAACTTACCCGGGATGTCACTATTACTACCTCTGATATGTCTGTCTATGCCGTTGATAAGATTGTTATCTGGGCTGGTAATGAATACCAGGAAGATATAGCTGAAGTGGATATTCAGATTGTTATTAGAGAGTAACTAGCTAAGTATCTATATATGAGATTCTATCATGGCTTTGTTGAACGTCTAATGCGTAAAGAGAACCCTGAACAGGATGACCAGACTGGTAGACTCATTAGTGTCTCAGGTACTGTAGTGATTGAGCAGGAATAGAGGGGGGGGGACTGAAGCCGGGCCGGGCTCTAAAGGCATGAAGGGTAAGCTTTTTTAACCTTGTTTTTATAAGATCCTGATATATTATATTAATACGATGAAGAGTAAAGAAGAACTATTAGAGAGATTTAGTAATCTAAAGGAAGCCTATGAACAGGCTATTAAACCTGAAGCTGTACAGAGACAGAATCAGCTTCGAACTCTAGTTGAGAATCATAGAGAGAATCTAGAGAACTTAAGTCTTCTCTTTCAGAATAAGAAGATTAGTGCTACTACGTTTAATAAGAGATTAGAGGAACTAACCAGTACCTATAATATGAACTATATTACTATCTCTGAAGGTGTTCTAGAAGAGACTTCAAATGATTAATTGGTCTTATTTAGAAGACGAGATCTATCTCTTTGTTCTTCTAGCTATTATGGTCGTATCCGGAACGATTAAGGAGTATGGTATATTCCAAGATATCTACGGGTACTTGAAGTCAAAGTTTAGAAGTAATCGAGTTGTTATATCTCTATTGTCTTTTGTCTCCGGGATCCTTCCAATTGAGGGCCGGGCCACGGTATCTGCAGGTATCCTCGATACTGCTACCTCAAATTGTAATTGTATCGGTCATGAAAGTACAAATAATGAATCTAGAAAGAAATTAGGTATTGTTGACTTCCTCACCACCCATCACTTCTATATGTGGTCACCTTTGGAGAAGCCTGTTATCTTACCGATGGCTGCCTTCGGTATAGGGTATTTGTCTTGGCTAGGAATGATCTGGCCGTTAATTGCCGTATCCTTTCTCTTTATTGGCTCCTATATTTGGTTCGGAGTTAAAGAAGAAGAGGTTCAGATCCAGGCCCGGCCGGGCTTTAATGTAGGATCCTTTCTAAAGAACGTTGTTCCCTTCCTTTTAGCTATTGTTGGTTATATTCTTCTAGGAGGAGAAGGACCTCTAGCGGTATTCTCTATCTTTGGCTCATTAATGCTCTACTATCTTGTTCTAACCCGGAACTTTAATATAAAGAAACTCAATAGTTATGTTAATTGGAATACTCTTTGGATTATAGGTATCGTGTTCTTTCTATCTGATTACATGCAGGAGCACCATGATTGGATCGAGCATACAGTGAAGGGCCTGGGTGTATCCATGCATACCCTTGGTGGCTTCTGTCTTATTAGTATCCTTACCTTTATCGCCTCCTATAGTATGGGTTCAGATGGTAAGTTCGCCGCTTTAACAGTATTAATGAGTACAATATTTGGAAAAGAATACCTTCTTTGGTTCTTTGCTTTGGATTACGCCGGTTATCTTATTTCCCCGCTTCATGAATGCGTACTCATTGGTAAGAGATACTTCGGAACTAGTCTTCGAACATATTACGGTACGCTATGTATTTGGGTGTCGCTTTTACTCTCTACAGCAGCTATCTTTACTTTTTTAATTAAATGAACAAGTACCTTATATCACTACTAACACTAGTCACTACTGTTACAATTTATGCCGGTGACGTAAAGAACGTCGTACTCCAATCTACGAATGAGCCGATTGAATTTAATATCGAGCCGCATTGGACAGGAATGTATCAGCGTACAAAGACTGACGGTCAATGGGGACCGTATCAATGGAATAACTCTGAACAACTATCCATGGGTGCTAACTTTAAAAACGGGTGGGATGTTGAAGCTGAGACCGGAGCTACGCGTACAACAGGACCTGATCAGCAGACTGGCGGTTATACAGAGCTAAAGGTACGTTATACCTGGTCTCTTAGTAAGGATTGGGAGTTTAGCTTACGTGGAGGCCTAGGTGATGGTTACATCTATACTCAGCCTTCAGCTCCAAATGTAGGTTATTGGCTAGCTCAGGCTAAGCTTGAACGTAAGATTAACGACAAATGGAGTACATTCTTAAGATACGATCCAGGTAGTGCTCTTAACTCACAATACGGTGATACCTTCGTTAATACCTTTAAGCTCGGTCTAACCTATAAGGTTTCAAAGAATGTCGATCTTGGTGCACGGTATATCACCGCTTTTGGTCAGAACTATCAGGGTAATGGTGTAGAGTCAACACTTGGCTATTCTTTTTAAAAATAACATAAAACTACCATATAGAATATAAATAATCTATATGAGTTTAAGAGATTATCAGCGTATTGATGAAGTCTATCACAATATGTACAAAAATAAGTTCCACAGAGAAGAGCCTCTTGTTAAAGAGTCTGGGTGGGATGATGAAGAGCGTCAAGGTGATGCTAATGGCCGTTGGTCAGACAAGCGCACAGGTCGTTCACATAGAGATGATCAAGGTGATGAGGACGAGGAGTATAAGGCTAAGGCTAAATCACATATGCCTGAAGCTGCTACGGTGATTATGCACAAGCTTAAGCTTGAATACGGTGACAAGTATAATCCGGAGAAGGCTAAAGCTGCTGTAAAGCATGCACTTGCTTCAACAACAGAAGAGGATTGCGAAGAGTGGATGCTAAAGCAGGACTACTCACATACACCTGATCAAAAAAAGAACGTTGTAAAATATTTACAGAGTGATGAAGAGAATGCTGAAGAAAAGCATTGTAAATGGGCTGCCCAGGGATGTGATTGCGGAGAGTGTGAGGAGTGTCAAGATAACGCAATAAAGAGCTAAGATATATGAATAAAGACATTAATTTCATTTTTGAAGCTTATAATAGGGTCTTAATAAAGGAAGATACAGGGCAAGAACTTGGACCAGATCCTAAAGAAGTAGCTGAGTACGATCAGGCAAAGAAAGATATTTGCTATGATAACTATCCTTTCTGGGACGCTTATCATGCTGTAAAAGAAGGAGCTTGGTCGGAAGAAGACTTCCATCAGTGGGCTTCTTCTGTATGGTCAGCTGGAGCTGACGAGAGTCAAAGCTATCAGGAATCATAAGTTCCTTGTTCCTTTTATATTATTGGTAGCACCGGTAAGTTCCTAGGAACCGTAGTGCTAGACGTGCCTTGTTCCGAGGAACCCTATGTTTAATAGGAACGGAACGCGTTATTGTTGTGCCGAGGAACTGGTTCCTCGTTTAAACATATCCATATTAATATACAAAGTAGCATTACTTGCATATACATCATTTATAATGGTTCCGTTATCTATGCTCATAACGGTGTCTTTGTTTACATTATAAAATTCTGCGTGACCGTCTTCTGTTATATTAGCAAAATAACCACCGAACCCAGGCTTAATAGCGAGTTTTGCCGTAAGGAATAATTTAAGAACAGTAGCTGCTCCGTCTTCTGCTATAAATGTCTTAGGGTTTAATCCTAAAGCTGCTATTGTTGAATCTATTTGTTGATAAAGAGTGTTTATAGGAACAAATTGCGGTGCTAGGGCTCTAAGCTGTTTATTGTTTATAAACTCTTTTATCGTATTAAAAGCATCTATTAATTCATTCTGCCTGAATGACATTAATGAAGGAGGACCTTGCTTACGTTTTTTACGTGTAGTCTCGCTTACTGTTCCAAGAAGTACTTGAATACCAAATATAATTGACAGAAGCTTAAGGTTTTCACCTTGTGATTCAAATCTGCCTAATGGTATCCATGCAGCACCTAGCTTATATGATTTTACTTCTAAGCCACGACCATCAACTGTAAGATCAGGAAGATCCTTACCACGTGTATCAAGTACAGTATGGTTTTTTGATAAAAGCCAGTATAAAGCTATTTCGCCATTGCCGGATCCTTTTGTACCGGCTGTATCACTTTCAACAGGTTTACCTTTCTTGGGCGGTGTAACGGGAAATAGAAGCTTAAAGGTATTGAAGTCTTTTTTATCAACTGTAAAATCAACACCGAGTCTATAATTACCAAATGGTGTTGGTACACTATCAGTACCGAGATGTTTGATTATTACCTGATTATATTGCTCGGATCCATTCTCGACTGCCTCGTATAATTCATGATACTCTCTAAAATTCATAGTATATAGATATTTATACGTATAAATAATATTATGCTTAAGGATTCGAGAATAATTGCCGAGATTGCGTATAATAGTACCGATGCTATTATACCTGGAAAGGGTATTGCAACGTCACAAACTATGCCTAATATGCCGGCGTCTGTAGCTAATGAAGAGCCTAAAAAAGATACAAAACCTGCTACTAAAGATTGGATTAGACTTGAGCCTGGTCTCTGTCCTATTGATACAGTACGTAAAGCTGATCATACAGCTCATATGATTCTTCAATTCATTTACTCAGTATGTGCAAGTCCTGATGCTGTTAGTCGTGTGTTAAAGACAATTAATAAAGCCTATAAGCAAGACCATAAGTAAGGGCTTGATACTTTATCAGTGTAGGCTTAAAATACCTATACCAATAAAGGATTAAATAATTATGGCAATGACAACAACCAATAAAAAAGGTCAGCCGCAAAAGGTTGAAATAAGATCTTCAACGCTAATCACTTCAGATATGGTTTTAGATCTTTACGATAAGGCTAAAAAGACAAAGGGAGCTGAAAAAAAGAATATAATGGAGAAGGTTGTCTTTCTTAGTCAGCATTTGAATCGGTATACTCCGATAGTTGTAAGTCAGTACTTGCCTTAAATTTAGCTTCATACTTTTCAACAATTGAGTCAATTACCCTCTTACGATTTTCGTTGAAGTGATAGCCACGACATTTAGAACAGAATACATTTTCATACAGGGCTACTGTATCGCATCCTTCACATACTTTGTACCAAAACCAAGTTAGTTGAATTTCTTTTTTAATATCCTCTATAGTAATTCTCTTCGGTTTTTCTGTACTCATTTACTAAATAGTATATATGGTTAATGACATGTATGCCATCTACGAATCTTATAAACAGCTAAATGAAGATCGCGCTGACTTGAGTGGATTGTCAACCGGCTCTAAACTTCCAGCTCAGGCTAATAATACAAATCGCTTTAGCGGAAATATACCATCTGGAGCTATTGCGCCAGTTGATCAGGGTATAAGTCAGGATAATGAAGAGAAAAATATACCAAAGGATATTTTAAATTTGTTAAAGAGTATATCTAAGGGTGCACATAAAGCAGATCATGGTAGCGTTATTGTAGATTGTGCGCGGTTGAGAAAAGTATTATCAAAATACAATCTAAAACGTAATTGATTTTTAAAAGCATTATATTATAATGCTTGCATGAACAAAGATCTGTCGTGGTCAGATATTTTTTATGGAGTTACATGTCTAGAAGAACTTCTTCGAGCAGATGAATTTATACCTGATGTTGTTGTGACTATTGGTAGAGGTGGAATGATACCTGGTACTCTTCTTGCCTATCGTCTTGATGTTAAGATTATACATAATTTTTCTGTACAAACCTATAATGAAAAAAATGTAAAGTCAGGCTTTATTATTTCAATTCAAGAGCCAGGTTATAGCCTAACAGTAAAGCACCGTGAGCATAAAGTGCTCGTTGTAGATGATATCTCAGATGGTGGTAGTACATTGGAGTACATTAAACACGAATTAATTGAAAACTATGGCCTTAACAATCTAAGGTTTGCTACTCTCTATACCAAGCCACATACTACGTTTGTACCTGACTATTACGTTACCGAATTTCCAAACGAATCCTGGGTGGTTTTTCCTTGGGAATAAATTTTTTACGTTTTAGTTTTTTAATATCTTTTTTAGTAGGTAAGATTTTTCCGCTTAGCTTTTCTTGCTTAGAAGGAAATGAACCGTTAATATCACCTCTTGTTGTGCCTATATCAGGGCCATTATTAGAGGCATTTTGATATTGCGGGGAGATATTAAAATCCTCTAATAGTCGATTTATTTCATCATTAAATTTCATCTGGTTTAGGGTATTTAGCTTTTACAGCTCTACACTGTTCAATATACTTATTAATTTGATCTTGATCATTCTTTACTATACCGTCGATAATATCATATATTGGTGGATACTCCCTTGCACGTAACTCCTGATATCTTGGCGTGATGTTAATAATACACCATTCATCTCTTTCTTCATTAAACTGAGCTAGCTCGTTTTTTTTTAACTTGGGCGGAGCTTTTAAGGTAGCATGAGCAGGTACTAACCACCTACCGGGTATCAAGGGATCTTCATCAGCAAATTCCTCGTTAATGAAAGTCTTTGTTATTCTGTCGTAATTATATACCTTCATCGGTATATTATATCTTAGTACTTGATACAGGCAAGTAAAGCAACGTTGTAAGGGCGCGTTTCAGTGCCACCGGTATTTGAATTTGTAACTGTTATATTCGCTAACGCAATAGCTGTAGAGCGATAATACGCTTTCTGATCTGATTTATACGTCGAAGCATATGCATCACCTGTACCAGAACCGGTGGAATCAGGTAACGAATATCCATGCGAGTGTCCCTTACCATCTACGCCATCTATAACAGTTGCTGTATGAGTGTGGCTACTAAAGACGTCTATTTGATATGAACCAAACGCTCTACCGATATTATCATGAGACGAAATATCAGTAATACCAGATGGGGGGTTAGTATCAGGATTACCTGCTGCAACGTTTGTCAAACCATCGTTCCAGCCACGTACAAAAACACCACGAAGATCTGGTATACGGAAATAGCCAGGTGTATCACCAGCTTGAGTCCAGGGCGTTTGTATAGTGTTTTGTAATCTTAGAGCGTTATAAAGATTAGCGTACGTCGCTGTACTTAACAATGCACCGTTTGCTTTTAACCAGCCCGCTGGAGCCGTTGGTGCAGCATTAGAATATGTTGTTGCAAAGAAGGCAACCATACCAACAGGTACGAAGTAATTAGCAGAAAGACTATCAACATAGTTTGTAAGGTAAGCTAAATTAACAGCATCAGTACCGAGAATAGGGCCTCTCGGTAAATATACTCCCTGATCAATAACTTGTGTGACATGTGTTGGCATAATAATTAGAAGTATGAAACAACTGTTATCGCAGCACCGGTGTATGGAGCTTTAGTAAATGATATATTACCTGCTGTTGGTATTGTGTAATCGACTGTTGGTGCTTGTAACACACCATTTAAATCTACTCTATAAGCTGCAGCATTTGTTGTTGTTCCGCCGTTAAGGGTAAAGAGAGTTGTTGTACCGTTACCAGTTAATCCTGTATAGACTGGGTTAAATGCGTTTGTATTATCAACTGTTACAGTACCACTACTATTATCTCTAATGCTTATGCCTGTACCTGCGCTTAAAGATTTAAACGCTAAATTACTTGTTGTAGAACCACCGCTATAATACACACCTGTACCTGTACCAGCATTAGATGCTGTAAGTACTGTACCAGATCCGCCTCCACCGCTACCGCTTAAAGCTGAAAGACTAACCGTGTTACCATTAGATATTGTAAGCTGTGCTGTATTTTGATTAAATGATAAAACCTGAGCACCGGCCGGTGTTGGTAAAGCTGCTGTTACTGCCTTTAAGTACGTTAGATTAACAACATCATTTGAGTTTGTAGGTGTTGTACTCGTAGTGAACTTATATGGTGAAAGAGCATTTAAATTACCAGTTAAATTACCACCAGTAAAAGGAATATATTTATCGTCAGTATATGTCTTATTTGTTAAATCGTATGCATTGACTGGCGCTGCTTGTACTATTACTTTATTAGCTGTAACAGTACTAGTTGTACTAACACTACCGTCGTAGTTGAGATTAAATTGCGATACGTTGAGGTTATTGAGAACCTGTAATACTGTACCGTTTACCTGTTGTAGTGTTATTGCAGGTGCAGAATTCGATACAGAAATCTTTGAAGTAATCGGCCCTGTTAATGTACTGTTACCAGATAATGGCAGGTAATTCGCAAGCGCAGCAATATTGATTGGTAAGCCTGTTCCTGTAGCAGATTGTAAAAATGTCAGATTTACAACATCGTAAGGATTAACAGGTGATGTAGAGGTAATGAATTTCACACCACCGGTAGCACTTAAATTACCAGTTAATATACCACCGCTTGCAGGTAACAAGCCAGGATTGCTAAAATTAAATTGATATGTTGTTGGATTAGCACTCAGTGTAAGACCGGTGCCTGCAGCAAGCGTTACGGCTCCAAACGAACCACCAGTAGCAGATGAATAGCCTACTACTTGACCGGGTGCTATTTGCACATCTTGAATTGCCGTACCCGTGCTGTTTGTAACTTTAATACTATTTGACGGTCCAACAGCAATGTAAGCATTACCAATACTACCTGGTCGTAAACCAATTTGAGAGCCGTTACCACCAGTAAGAATATTTTGCGATGAATTTAATGCGGTACTGTTAATTTCTGTTGACGTTACACCACCGGTTTTAATAGTTAGAGTGTTACTAGGATTAGTAAATTGTGATGTATTAAATTTTACGGAAATATTATAAGGTATAAGATTAGAAAGATTCGGTGTAAAGCTTGCTGCTGTGAGTGTGTATAGTGTTGATGAGGCTTGATCATATACGAGATCACCTACAAGAGCTGCGCTTAATAGTTGATAAGCGGCTTGTGTAAGATTACTATTTGAGTAAGAACCGGAGAGTGCTAATATTGAGCCATAATTGACTATACCAACAGGTGTACCACCATATGTTACACCATCGCCGACAAATAATCTTTTCGTATCGTATGTATACGCAGGTTCACCAGCATTAAAAATAACACCAGGATTTGGATTTGTAGAGGTTGCACTTATTCTTTGTACATTTGTACCCTGTCGAAATAAGATCTTAGTGATATTATTAGCCATATCGTTATACCAAATTATTTATCATATTAACATAAATTACCATAGCTTCATAAATACTATTATGGCAAAGATATATTCAGCTGTTGCGTCAGGTAAAAATATGTTATCTGTATTCGATGTAACAAATGGTATTACAAGTTATAAGATTAATCTCGGTAATGTAGAGATTGTTAATGGACCTGTTATAACACAAGATAAGTTAACTGTTGTAGTTAAAGATAATCAAGGAAAAATGCAGGGTAAAGTATATTCTTTACCGAAGGGTATTCTTTCTTATTCTTTTCAGATTAAATAATTGTAAGTTTTTATTGTCTTATGTCTGCTGCATCTAAAATAACTGAATTAGCTAGTTTAAAATTAGAAGTAGAACACCTCTACAAAACCGTGTATCAAGGTAATGGTCGACCGTCTATTGTTAATCAAATTACGAGTATAGAGCATAGATTAACATCACTTGAGGATAAGTTAGATACAAGCTTCAAGACGATGGAGACGGAGATGTCTTTAAAGTTTGATAATATTACAGAAATTGTAAATGAACGTTTTAATCATATCTCGTATCAAATCTCACGTGAGTTCGAAACAGAGAAAGTACACACTGCTGGTAAACATCAATTAAAAGCAAATCTAATTGCAGCGACTATTGCAACAGTCACAACATTTGGTGCACTTTTAATCAATCACTTGATAGCAGCAGCTCACTAGTAAAAAAAGTAGATTTATAACAGCAATGTTATATAATGCTAGTATGACATTAGTTGATGTAGACAATATAGCTGAGCCGCTTCAGCTGGATAATTTTTATGTAATACCTGAAAACGAATATCCGTATTGTCTATTTGGGTTTCAATTAAAAAATTCCTACGATCAGGAAAGAATTAAAATAAAGTCAAAATACAAAGTAAAAGACGTAATTCATTTATTGCCAACTTCAGAGGCGTCGCCAGTTTGCTTTAGAGGTATAAAATTACAAGTTAACGCACAACTATTACCTTTAATTAAACAATTACAATCACTCAACACGTCACTAAAGAGTGATATTAATGTTGATGAGTATAAAAAATTATTAACAAAATTCAATTTAACGTGTAACGATAGCTATGCCTATCTTCGTAAAGGTGTTTACCCGATTGACGGTAGCTGTATTAATAAAGTTTCTAATGAAAATTGGTCATTAGAAAAGCTCTATAATGATGCTTTTGATAATAGTATCCCGTTTTTTCAATCTTTTAGTTGTTTTACCATATACATTTTTTGTAACGAATCAATTTATCCAAGATTTGATTAAATATCTATATGGATTACCCTATAGAGAAATCGTTACTCTATAGAAAGTATATGGAAGAAAGAGAACATATATTACGAAATAAATGGTATATGTCTGAGCGTGTAGGGAAGGATGTAGGTTATGAAAAAGCGTTTCTTGATTGGCTTATACATAAAAAAGAATATTTAGCTTTAAGAGGTCGGTAATTGTAATGCTTGTAACACTAGGTTTGTACCGAGTGAATTAACCGTCTTAGGAGCAGAGAAATCATCATTTTCAAGAGCTGCCATACTACCCATACCTATTTGACGTATGGCAGCGTGCGAACCAACTTCACCTTCATCATGACTATGAGAGTGCTTTGCCATAACGTGACTATCAGCGTGCGCACCAACACCGAGATTCATAACCGGGAATGGTATAGCACCAACTCCTTGTACAGAACCTTTCGCAGCTGCAACTAACTTTGCTACTTCAAGAGGCGGTAATCCGCGAAGAGTAACCTGCGAAGTAATATCCATTGGCACTGGCGAGGCTGTAGGAACGGTTGGCGGTACGTAACCTGGTGTATGTTGTAATGTACCTGTAACACCAATCGGACCTGTACCTGCCACGCAAAAGCCAGTTGGTGTTAAAATTGGCGCACTAGGCATTGGAGTAGGTACAGCACCGAGTACAGTAAATACACCTTTACCGGTAACAGCACCGCCGTTTGAGTCAACTAAACCTACAACAGTAGCAGTAAATGTTACAGGCATAAAGCCTGTAATTGTTGCTTTTGGTACAAAGCCAGTATATCTACCTTGATCTGTATACCCCATATGAACAGGTACACCAGCACCGTATGAAGGTGTTAATTCTCTTGTTATAGGATCTATTACATGTCCTGCAGTATCAACAGGCATACTAACTCCAGTACATTGATCTGCTGTCGGACTACCTGACACTACGATAGGATCGGTTTGCTTTTTATGTTGCGGTGTATCAGTGCTTTGTGCTGCTAGATTACCCTCAATATAAACACCACCCTTAACGATTAACTTTCCTGTAATACCAACATCACTATCGAGTACAATCTGCTCATTATTACGCTGTTTAATATGTACAATGTCACCTACAAGAGACAAGCGCTTACCACCATCAATGTTAACCTCGTTAGCACTACCAACATTTACTTGCTCACCAGCGATGTTTGTAATAGCACCAGATACATTAACAACACCGTAGGACTTGAGATTTAAACCACCAGCACCTACTAGAACATTATATCTATTACAGACGTTGAGTGAATATGTACCACCCGGTAAATCATCTACATGAACTTGTTCAATAAGAGGTGAAGGCTTACGTATTGTAAGCGTAGCGCCTGGATGTACCTGTACATATGCCGGTTCCATTTTGCCTTTAGGATCAACTCTTATAGCGCCCCAATCATTCATTACCGTGCCAATAGTTTCAACCTTGTGTTTGGTAATTTCAATAATTTCAGAACCACCTTGACCCATTTGAGCTTCAATTTTTGCAAGCTGAGGTATAACTGTAGCTAGCTGTAATGGTAGTGTTAATTTCTTAGGTTCAGGTAACCACACACCATTAAATGAGCTCGGACTCATACCTGTACCACCGCAAGCCGGGCAATTATGCCCTGCAGGATAGCCTGGTCTATTCTGTAGAGTTGAACCATCGTGGCCAATTAGAGGGAGACTAGCTGTAATTGCCTTTGGTATACTAGCTCCGAACACCTGTAAAAGACCGGTAAGAAAGCTACCAACAAATCCTGTACCGGGTATATCTGAACCACGTCCCCATTGTGGTAGGCCGAATAAATTCTGTGTACCAACGGAATCACCATTTACAACACTTGTATGTCCAACGTTAGCATATACTCTGTAGCCAGGTGCGAATGAATTATTGATCGCCATTGTTGTAGCTCCACCTGCGCAAACTGGACATAATGCAGGGTTACCAGACTTTGTTTGACCCGTACCGTTGAGTTTTATTAATTTAGTAACATCGTCAACAGCGCCTGATGTTCGCTGAATATCAAATAACTGCTTAATATCAGCAATTGGATCCATTAATGACTTCCATTTCTGATAGAGAGCTACATTTAAGTCTCCGACTTTACGATAATGATCACCTGCTATAACACAATCAAAGTCACGTTGAGTAAACTCATTACGCGTGCCTCTAATGGTTTCAAACATATCACCTAATACAAGTTTCTGATCATTATTAGCAGCTAATTCAATATTAGCTTGATTATTAAATTCCTTAAACGAGCCTGAGTAGTGTGTGAGTTTTAAAATTTCTCTATTATCAGTATTAACAAAAGCAATCGTACCGCCTTTTTGATTAATAACATATTTGTTACGATATGTTTCAGAATTAATTGTATTGGAACTTATCGCACTATTTTCCCATTCACCGGGATAATCTAAGCCTGGTTGACCTTTTGCTGCGTCAAAAATACTACTCCATTCTGATGCACCATGTGATACGCTGAATACAACAGGGTGTAATGGGTCACCGGCGTTAAAAAATACCCATACATGTGAGCCTACATTTGGTACAGCAAATGATCCCTTGCCACTATTACTATAACACTCTGGTGTATAGTTATAGCTTAGCTTATTGACATTGTTAACGTTTGTCAATTGTGGGTTATTAAATGCGTCACTTAAGTTAACTGTCGACATATCATAGATATGACCTGGTTTTTCAGCAATGTTATCAGCGTTTTGTTTATATTTTGATTCAGATCCAGCGCTACTACTAAACAAATAAGTAAAATTGCTACCATCACTTGTTGTAGCTTTCTTTGATGCTGCATGAAATCTTCCGGAACTAGATTCACCTGTAATAGGCGACGCTATTTCAGCCCATGGAAGTATTAATTTTAAATCTTCTAAAATATTTGTTAAATCACTACCTACATTAGTACCAATAAATCTAAAAATTCTATCAACAGCAGGTTTTTGATCGCTGTTTTCAATCCAATTTTTATATACTGAAGGAGATATATGCGGAACAAATACCTTAACTCTACCACGATATAGTGGATCGTTGTTCTGTACAACGATGCCCATGTAATTGCCAAAATATTTTGGATATTCCATACTTGATATATCATTATTTACACATATAATTCAAATATGCTAATTAAAGTATCACACGAATCTCCTATCTCGATTCTTCAGACCTCTACGCTTTATAATGATTTTGATTACGCACTAGTACATCTCTTTGAATCGCATCCAAAATATTATGAGTATTTTAAGAGGGCTCGTGAAATTTATAATCGTGAGGTACTTTTAGATAATTCAATTTTTGAACTCGGCCATGCTTTTGATAGTGATAAGTTTCTCAAAGCGGCTATTGATCTTAAGCCGAATATGTTCATCGTACCTGATGTTCTTGAAGATAGTAACGAAACAAGACGTAGTTTTGTGAATTGGATTGCGGAGGATAAGATTACACAAATTAAGGATGCATGTTTTACTAAAGCTATTGGCGCTGTACAGGGGAAGACCTGGCAGGAGCTTATTGATTGTTATAAATTTATGTCTGATCATGCAGATATGATTGCTATTAGTTTTGATTTTTCGTACTATGAGTCTACTGGTGAAGGATATACAAAGCTTGATAAATGGTGTTCAGGTCGTCAGCGTTTTATCTCTCAGCTTATTGATAAGGGTATTTGGAATTGGGATAAGCCACATCATCTTCTTGGATGTTCTTTAGCTAGAGAGTTTAGATATTATGTAAGTCATAATATCTTTAATATTGTGAGTTGTGATACGAGTAATCCAATTGTCGCAGCATTACATGGAATGCAGTATGATGCTGATTATGGTCTTCCTATTAAACCATCAACTAAGCTTGCAGATTTAATCGATCATCAAGTTACAAAAGATGAGATGGATATTATAGATTATAATACTAAAATGTTTAAGAAGATTTTATGCCGATAGATACAACTTGGATAGCTTTTTTTAGTCGCTCTGGCTCTGAAATAAGCAATATCATTTACCAGACAAACAAGATACCTGCTATTGTTATTACAAATAGACAGAATGATGAAGGGTTAAATCCGTATCTTAAAGAATTAAAAGATGCTGGTCTTAAGTGGCATGTATTGCCTAGGAATCCTGAGCTAAAGGATTATAAAAAAGTCTTAAAGCCATATAAAAATCCTCTTATTACATTGCATGGTTATCTTAGAATAATACCAAAAGAGATTTGTAAGAAGTATAAGAATATCTATAATCTTCATCCTGGTCTTATAACTGAATACCCGGAGCTTAAAGGCAAGGATCCGCAGGTTCGTGCTGTACAATTAGGACATAAAACAGCTGGCGCTGTTATACATCGGGTCATACCTGAAGTTGATGAGGGTGAAATTATATCATCACATGCTATTAATATACCTGGACTAAATGAGGAAGAGGTTATAGATCAATTACACTCGCTTGCGAGTATTATGTGGTACAAATTTTTTGAGACTTATGAGCATAGATAAAATAGTAACAGCAATTGAAACCCAGTATCCCGCCACTTGTGCTGAATTTAAAAAGATTCAGCACGATCATTATCTTACTTTTTGTAAGAAACAATTTGATTATGGACCTGGTAATATCTCATTAGGTTCTTCACTGAATACAGCTGAGGAGAGGAAAGCATCGATCTCTGCTATTGTTGTTCGACTTAATGATAAACTTCAACGCTTGATTAATCTTGTTCTTAGAAAGAATAGTTTAGAGTCGGCAAACGAATCTGTCTTTGACGCTTTTCTTGATATTTCCGTTTATAGCATTATTGCTGAGATTGTTAATCGTGGCAAGTGGGCGAAGTAGTAATATAATAGTTATATGATTATTAGCTTTTCAGGTGTACAGAGCTCAGGTAAGACTACATTACTAAAGGCTTGTAAGGAGATTTATAGCGATCGATTTGAGTTTGTAGATGAGGTAACGAGATTAGTAAAGCGTGAATTTAATGTACCGATTAATGAGGAGGGTACAGGATTAACTCAATGTCTTATTACTAATAAGCATATTGAAAATGTATTGCGGTATAGAGAGAAGAGTGTGATACTTGATCGTTGTATCTTAGATGGTTTGTGTTATACAGGTTATTTGCATCTAGAGGGTAGTGTACCAAAGTGGGTATTTGATTATACTAAGAATGTGTTTAAGAGACTTATTACTCAGTATGATGTTATCTTTTATACTGATCCTTCTGATGTAGCTCTTGCTGACGATGGTGAAAGAAGTACTGATATAGAGTTTAGAAATAAAATGATAGAGACGTTTGAACAAGCTATAGTTTCGTATAATGATTTATTACAAAATAAATTGGTCAGATTAAAAGGAACAGTTGAAGAACGAATGGAAGCTATTAAACTAGTATTATGTCAACAAACCTAACTGATATTGCTTCTAAGACTCTTGGTTCATCTGCATCGTATGCTATTTATACAGAGCAGTTTGACCCGTCACTTCTTAATCCTATGCCTAGAATTCTTGCCCGTGAAGGGTGGGGTATTAATGGCGATGAATTTGTAGGGTTTGATACATGGCATTGTCATGAAGCTACGTTTCTTCTTAATAACGGTTATCCTGTCGCTGGTACTATTAAGTTTGTTTATCCATCGGATTCAGAGTTTATGGTAGAGTCAAAGTCTGCTAAGCTTTATATGAACTCTTTTGATATGTGTAAGATGGGTGAAACGTTAAAAGAGGCTATCTATAATTATGAGAATCAAATTACTACCGACCTTACTAATGCAATTGGTAAACCTGTCAAAGTCAAATTCTTTCCATCAGAATCTTCAGGTCTCTTTCCGCTAAGAGACTATCAGGACCTGTACACTGTGCTTGCTGATACTGCGTCGCAAATTACAATTACTGATTATTCAGCTCAGCAGGATCATTTAGAGTTTTATAAAATTCATCCTGAAGATCATGCTTCGGTTAGTGATAAGTTTTTTACTAACGCTTTACGGTCACGTTGCCGTCATACAAAGCAGAAGGATACAGGTGCTGCTTATATTCATATTATTACAAAGAATGGCATGCGTGTAAAGCCTGAATCACTCTTTAAACAAATTGTCGCTCTTCGTGAGGTTAATGAGTTTCATGAATTTTGTGCCGAGAAGCTTTTTACAAGTATTATGGCTCATGCAGAAGTACAAGATTGTGTTGTTACGCTTCTTTATTCACGTCGTGGTTCGTTAGATATTAATCCGACTAGAGCTAGTAGTAGACATCTCCTCCCGCATATTCTTGGTGATACTAATCATTATACAGAGAAGGCAATGGGTCAATAATTTAGTTCGTTAGTTGTTGTTACAAACAAAAAGCCCCGACTTAGTCGGGGCTTTTTCTTTATTTATGTATTAACTATTAACCTAAGTAAGAAACAAGTCTTGCTTGACCGCTTGTTGTACGTACGTTCTGCGGACCTGTATTAACGATATAGAAAGGGTTATCTAATGTTGATGTTTTTGTAACGTCGAAGACAACACTATTGTTAACACTATTAGCTGAGAGATATAAGGCTGTGGTACGTAAGTTTACATCGGTAAATGCAAGACCGAGCTGAGCTGTAGTACCGTTACCAGGTAAGCTTGAACTAATAACAGCGCCTGAATATGTTTGTGTTAAGAGACTGGCAGAAGTAGAACTTAATGCAAGGGTAATAGCACCGCCACCTGAGGAAGCACTAAGAGCACTAAGTGAAGCTGCTGCAGTATCAGTATTAAAATTAAGTACAGCAACAAGATCAGGGTATTGAGCTCCTAGTGTTGTTGCACTTGTCTGAAGGTAGATAACACCATCAAAACCGTTAGCGTATGAAAGGGTTGATGTAGCTTTACCGGCTGAGATTGCTGGTGTGATATTAAGAACGGATTCGTATGCCATATACTATTATTTATTCGCTCCTACAATTTTTTTTACAACAATATAAAAGGGAAAACCCGGTCTTTCGACCGGGTTTCCTTTATTGATCTTTTGCGGATCGTTATACTTCTTAGAAGTAAACAGACTGAGTAGCAGGCGTAAATGCTGTACTGAGACCCTGAAGAACGATGACGTGGTAATAAAGATTCGCACCGAAGATGTTATCTACAACGCCATAACGGGTTAATAGACCAACACGTGGTGAGAAATCGTTAGGACCAATGGTACGCTGAACCATTACAGGGATGTAAGGACAGTAGATGATACCAGTGTCATAGAACTCAGGCCCCTTGTAACCAAGGAGTGCGTAGTCGAGACGTGCAGTACGAGTTTGGCCGGTTGGGAAACCGCCACCAGCATAGTTGGTATTATAACCTGCCTGGTTGTTACCAGAGAAGTTACCACCAGCGTTTGCTTCGAACTGAGCCTCTGTACGTGTGTCACGGTAAACATTGAAGCGACCAGCTAATGAGCCTACTTTTGCAACACCGACGGGCTGTGTATTGACTGAACCCTGTACAGGTGCCCACTGGAATTCAGGGAGCATCTCTAGGATAGCGCAAACGCGAGGTGTACCAACAATGAAGTTAGCGGAACCACGGCGGTTACGTACGGCAATACGATTAGCCTCAACGATGAGTCTCTGATAGAAGTCACGATTACGCTCAACGAGCCAGCGACCATCGGCTGAAGCAGGATTCCATACAGAGAACCCAACGCCGAAACCGGCATTGAGGGCTGTTTGGATCATACGAATGATCATTTCACGGTCGATTTCGGCCTGAAGCTCATACGACATAGCGTTTGTGAGCTCAGTATCGATATCGATACCGTTCATGTTCTTAAGATCCTGTTCCAACTCAACGGACCAACGAGCTGCAAGACGGCGTGTGCCGGCTTCAACTGCTGTCTTCTCGAATGAAACAACGATCTGAGGAATATTGCTGGACAACTCAAACTGGCTGAGAAGTGCTGCAACACCTTGATCTTGTGGCTGCATTGGGAAGAAACCTGTTGCACCGGAGAGATACTGTGAAGATGCACCGGTGAAGGCTGTGTTGAGGTACTGATAACCTAATTCAGGGTTAGCTGAAAGTGCGGCGCCACCTGCGTACTGTGTAGTACCGGAAGCGTCGAGACCTGTGGTGTTTGATGCACCACCGTAACCAAGGGATGTAGGTTCGTACTTATAACGGAGAGCAAAAGCAAGACCGACTGGACCACTCATAGGCTGAACACCAACGATTTCGTTAGTGATAAGCTCAGGGAATGTACGTCTGATCATCGGAATGAGGATCTTTGGAAGACGAGCATCACTTGATGCATAGGCACTGTCGTTCTGTGATGGGAACTGGTTGCCGTATGCACCGTTTGCAGTACCATTGTTGGTACCGAAAACGCCGCCGTTTGAGGAATTATTTGCCTCAAAGCACCACTTCTCTTGGTTCTCAAGGAGGATAGCAGTGTTTAAACGGGTGTGATCATCTTCAATCGCGCGAACGTTGTTGGATGTGTAATCCAATACTGGATTCCACTTCTCAAGCAATGTCTTTGCGCTTCTCTCATCGATGTAGGACTGTGAAGGACGGATTGATTTTGACATAGTTTTAAAAAATTTCTTTCTTTTTGTCGACCTTATTATCTATTCAGGGGAAAACCCTCAACAATAAATCTTCTATTCTTTAGAAGAAAATAAAACTTAGTACTTATGAAGCTCGTTCAAGTAAAGATTGAATGTACGATCTTCACTTGCTGGAGTCTCAACGGACTCCTCGATTACTGGGCGATCAACAGCTGCTGTAACTGTCTCCTCCCTAGCTTCGGTAACAAGATTGTTGAACCGCTCTTCTTCGGATTTTTCAAAAAGACCAAGTGTATAATCAAAGTTCTCTGCGATGAATTTTGCGGACTTAGAACCAAGCATTTTTTTCATATACTTCTTCTTGTCCTCATCAAGAGAAGAAATTTTCTTCTCGAGAATTAAACTCGCATTGACATTGTTTAGTTGCTCGGTCAATGTGGCAACCCGCTTATTCGCGGTTTCAAGCTGCTGGGCAGCTTCATCAATTCTTGTTTTGCCGTCAATAACGGCATCACGGATGCTCTCTTGTGCGAGAGCCATGTCAACTGAAAGCATGTTGCGCATTTCGTTTAATACGTTTGCGGCACGCTTATTGTCGACAGCTTCTTGAATATCAGCTACTGGGAGCTTCTCTTCAAGATAAATTTCAAGGTAATTGCTTACCTGATCAATCATTTGATTTTTAAAATTAGCAGCTTCTGTTGTAAGAGCTGTCTCATATTTTTCAATAACAACCTTGAGCTTATTAGCACGATCTGCATCAAGAGCAGCTACAACTTTATTGAGCTTAGCGACGTGATCGGTATCAACAGCCTCTAAAAGAGTCTCGAGCTTCTTAGCATAATCTTCATCCTGTTCATTAAGAGCTTTTTCAACATGAAGTCTTACTTTAGCGTCAACAGAAGCTTCGTAAGCTGATTCAATTTCCTTAAGAACGTCTTCAGTAAGAATGTCCTTTGTGGCGGCCTTGAGGAGTTCGGAGATATTGTTTTGCATATAAATTATTTAGAATTTTGGATAGCTTTACTAATGGCAGTTTTAAGTTTGCTTTCGACTGTACCCTGTAAATACTTATCGGCCTGAGCGTAATTTTTCTGCGAAATAGCCTTTAAAAAGTTAGCAATATCTGTTGATTCATTTTTTACTTCTTCTGAATCTTCATCAACACCCTTATTAGCCGCGTCGAGCTCTTCCTTAGCTTTTTGTTGTTTGAGTTTTTTTAAATTAGCCTTATCATTAGGATTTGCTTCCTGTCCATTAGCCTCTGGCTTGAGAACTTTTTTCTTTGCGTCTAATAATGCTTTAGGGTCGATTGGCATATATTTTATTTATGTTAGAGTTTAGATAAAAACGACATAATCTGCTCTTTTAAGAAGCTAGCAACATCATGTCGTGGTAAACCGCGAATACTCTTTTCAAACGACTCGTAAACTTCTTCAAGCTTACCATCCATACCTAATACATACTGCTTTGATTCAAGAATACCGTTAACAAACGCCTTAGGACAACTCGGATCAGCTACACAATCAACAGCAATAAGACGCATTTCGTTAACACGATTAATACCATCAGATTGTTCTTCAAGTTGACCAAGGGCGCGGCTTGACATACCAACCTTAACACCGTCATTAATAAGAGAGCGGACGATTTGACCAACTGGTGTTGAAAGAACAATTGATTCACCAATAATAATATTACCATCCTTACGTAAAGATGTCACCATGTGACAGGCTCTTTCGAGATCAACTTCAGCTGAAGCAGGGTGATTTAATTCACCTAAAGCGCGCTTTGGAATAACCATTTCTTGAACATAACGATTTACTTCACGCTCCATGTCTGACTCTGTATAGATTCTTTTGTTTTTATTAACCTCTTCACAAGCCATATAAGGGCCGCGAATTTTCATTACAGATTGACCTTTGAGGTTTTTTTGTTCTTCGATATATTCGAATTGCTCTTCTGAAGCTGGTGTTTCAACTAGTAATCTAAGTGACATACAGATATTTATTGTCAGAATAGTTATTTATCTATACCTAATTCTTTTTCTGTTAGAATTAAAAAGCTGTAACCATATTTCTGACACCACTTTCTGGCAGCATCCCATTTTGCCTGATTTTGCGCGTAGCGCGCGGTTTCGTAAACCATTGTCGACATACGCTTTCTACCTTTTACAGGTAGTATAGTTTGTGAACTTGGCTTTATTTCAATAATATATTTTTTTATTATATTACCCTCTTTTATAGCAACAACACCGTCAGTATGATAACGATGTACCTTACGATCGATTGGACTAACATAAGGTATTATTATAGCTTCTGATGCCCACTCAACAACATTAGGATTGTCATCACACCATCTAAAGAATTTTAATTCCCAACCTGACCTATAAACAGGATTTTCTTTACCAATATATTTTGTTTGATTTTTTGGTTTGAAGATGCCTTGCTTAAACTTACCCTTACCGTTAAGAGGGATCATAATTATCCAATAAAGAACATTGGAGGCATGGCATCTCCAAAGCCTGGAGATGCACCGGTAAAGAGTTGATCTTCTAGTGCTTTTTTCTCTTCAAGTCCTTCTGATTTGAAATCAGATCCATTTATTGATCCACCGCCGAATAGAGTGGTACCAGTGTATTTTCCTCTTACATTACCGATTGCAATCTTTGTTAAAGCTAAAGCGTATTGATACACCCAGGGTTCTTTAATAACATCTCTTAAAGGTCTTTCTACATAACAAGCAACTGTTCCCCAGAAATGACTACTAGAGCCAGAGATGTGCGGTGGCGGATAGAAATTAAGAATTTGCGTACGAGGGTCAAATGTAAATGAACGTCTTGTGGCTAACAGCTTATCTCTTACTTCGAGCCAGTTTTTCAACGTATACCAACTAATAAGATCAAAACCATAATTACCCATTGCGTAACTAAAATATGTTTGTTGTGCTAGAGTTTGTTCAATTGTGAATAGCGAATTAACACCATCGGATGTACCTTCTTCAAAATTATAAATTTCAACAACTTTTCTATAATCCATTGTATCGTAGTCAAAATTATTAACTGTTTTTATTTGACTTGTTGTTGATTGATTGAAGTATTGAGTTAGTGTACTATTAAAATTTAATACGCTAAGATAATCTGTTGTTGTTAACAATTGATTTTGAAAAATACCAGTGCCAAAATAACTTGAAAGAGTCGTAGATGTACTAAACACACCAGCGGGTATTGTAGAAGTCGCAGCATAGACAGTTGATGCAATCGGAGGATTGACACGTGAGAATTCGGGTGTTATACTAAACAAGTCATCAAGCTTAATACCAACACCGTCAACATATAAATTTGAATTAAACACCAAATACTCTTCTGTATAGCCAGCGTATTTTGTAAACAACTCACAAGCTTGTGATATAAATTCAAATAACTGGTCTTGATGTATTTCAATATTAACCATTGGCGCGCCAAGAGCTCGTGTAATACGGTCTCCTAGTCTACTAAAAGTATTAATTCTACTTGTTAAGTTTGTGCTCTGAAAAGCAGATATCGGTGTTATGGCGGAACAATCCATAACATTATTTATTAAGCAGGAGGTGCCTCAGCGGCAGGAGCTGCAGCTCCAGCTTCAGGAGCGGCTCCCCCTTCAGGCGGTGCTTCTTCACCACCAGTTGGAGCTGGTCCAAAAGCAGGAGGAGTACCTCCACCACCTGGTGCGCCACCCCCGACAGGTGCACCACCACCAGGTGCAGCAAGCGAACCAGCTTCACGCCAATCAGGTCCAGTATTTTCAATTTGTGCCAATTCCCACATAAGCTCTTTATCCTTACGTAAGAATTCACGGTTTGCCATAACTTCAGAATCTGACCAACCAAGATATTTTTTCTGAGCATATGTTTTTGATACAAAATCACTCTGAGTAATACTATTAAAATTCTCAGCTTTAAGTTGAAACTTTTGATTTTCCCTTAATTCGTAGAAATTTGTTGGTACATTAAAGGTAAGATCGATGTGTGGCTCTTTGAGCTTCATCTCATTATAAATTCCTTTTAATTTAAGGTGTGTAATGAAACCGTTTTTTAAGCCTGAAGCAAAGCGTTGTTGCTGACGGATAACGAACCGTGCGAATTTTAGCTCTTCACGTAAAATATCAGCACCGTCCTTATAGGGATCATCAGGATTAAGACGCGTTGAAGGTACCTTAAGAGACTTATATAGCTTCTTTACAAAGTACATAAGATCGGTTAACTCACCGAGGTTTGCACCACCGGCAAGTTGTGTTACCGATGTACCTTCAGAGCCTGCACGTTTAGCGAACCAAAAGCTATCAAGCATGGATTGCGGATTAAACTTTTGTACGGTAGCTCCTTGATTAGCATCATACGTCCGCTTTGACCAATAGTTGGTCATAAGCTTACGAAGGTAAGCTTCAGCCTTTGGTGGAGGCATATTACCAACATCAACGTTAAATACAAGACGTTCTGGGGCCCGTACTAAGCGGTAGATAACAATTGAATCTTCGATTAAGCTTAATTGACGATAGGCACGTCTTGCATTTTCAATGAATGGTAGTCTTAGATTTTTATTTTCATTCCAAATACCAGAGTTAACATAGGTAACTTGATTGATATCCATCGGTACAAGCTCTGTTCTTGCAATCTTACCAGGATTTTTAGCATCATAAATAGGCTTTCTTAAGAGGTAGCCCTTTACAATCATGTTCTGTACATTTTCAAATACAGGATCGATTACATCTGAAGGAATTGAAACTACGCCAAGAATGCCTTCTTTAGTATGATCTTTGTGAATAATATGTTCCCAATAAATTTCTGCGTCAACAAGCATCTGACGAACGTACTCCCATCCTTTATGCTCTAAATCAAAGTAACCAATATACTTTTGAAATTCTTTTTTGATTTTTGCCTTTTGTGATTCTGATAATCCTGAATCAACAAAATTAAGTTTTACTATTTCACCATGCTCATCTTTATTGACAAACTCATCACAAATCTCATCTAAAGCATCAGCAACTTCTGAGTATGCTGACATGACGCGGTAATCCATAAGCCGGCGACCTTTATCCGGCTGTATATTTGCGTACATGAAATCATGATAATCTTTATTCTGTAGAATACTGGCGTACTGATCATCAGTCATCGAAATCGATGATGAAACTGATTGTCGTATTAATGCACCTATTCTATCAGTACCCTTACCGAAAAAGTTTTCATATTTTGGATTAAGAGTTTTGATCTTATCGTTTATATCATAAGATTGATAAGGGAGTTTAGAAGATACATACTTCATTAACTCCCTTCCAAATGTACTTTCTCTATTAGAATCTACCATAGGTCAACACGATTACTTAATGAGTATTTAGTAGAATATCAAATTTATAAATATAAATCTGCATTAGCATTTGATGTTGTGTATGTAATTGGCGGTGTTATCTGTGGGAATGCGTATGTTGATACTGTTTCAACTTCAGTTACAAGATTTGGATCAAGATATTTTAAGTTTGTTACTGTAAGTTGACTGACAGATGTCAGTACATCAACAGCATTAAAATTACTATCAATATAAAATATATTACCAACTGGATCTTGCGATGCAGGAAATAACCAGCCTTTAATAGTAAATGACGTATCACCGGCTATCTTGTATTTTTCGTTTGCTGAGATATCGGTAGGGTAATTAAGATTTACTGATCCACTCCATAGCACTTCACTTCGAATTTCCTGTGGTATAGCGAATCCTTGTGACGAAAGATCAAGAGGTACTTTCCATGATAATACAATATAAGGATTATTATATGGTATAAAATTAGATAAAATCTGATCCATATCAGTTTGAAACTTAGTTAATATTGACATATTAACCGTTATATTAACAGGGACCGGGCTATTATAGTGAATTGATGTACTACCTGTCGTCTGATCACTAGTACCGTTTGAAAAATAATAACCATTAATTTTATTAAAAACACGTGCTTCATCTCTTGAGATATTGCTAATGCTAACAGAAACAACTGGCACAGTAATATTTTGTGCTAAGTTAACGAGATCATATAATACACGTTGTTTTGGTGCATATACATATCGAACCTGTACCCTGTTTTGAGCTATACGATTATTATCATATCTATTAATAATAATATTATCAAACGCCGTTACAAACTGCGTTAAAAGATCTTTAATTTCAAAATGATAAGTCTGGAGCTTCACTACAGATATTTATCAATGAATACGTTCGATAAAATACTTTGGAAGCTTAGGCTTAGCTCTTTTCACAGTATTAATAAAATTACCATCTAAGATATATGTACTTGAATAATCGTCCTTATTACGTGTCGCGCGGCCAGCAGCTTGTACGACAGCGTTTAGCATCTTATTTTCATACCAATCCTTATCTAATTCAAAAAGTTTCTTAATTCGCTTTGACGAAAGCGGTAGAAAAGGTAGTTTAACAATTATTTGAAATCTAGCTAGGTCATCTTTAAGATCAATACCATACACAAGGGACGGCGAGACGAGTACAGTAGGATCACTGCTTTCAGTATGTATCTTTAAGATGTCCTCGTTTGTACTATTTGTATCTCTACAGAGTAACCGATTACTTTTAATTCTATCTCTAATAAAGGAAGTAATGTCATTAGAATGTGTATGAATAATACCTTTATCATTTTTATGATGCTCAATGATTGTTTTAATTTGCTCACAAACCCCTGGTAGAGAGTTCGCTAGAGTTTTATAATTGAGCTTATATTTTGATGAAATATAAATTGGTGATTTTGCAGCTTCAAATGTACTATCTACCTCAATATACTCGTAATCAGTTATACCAAGAGACTTTGCAAAATGCTTATGATCAATAATGGTTGCTGACATTAAAACCACTCTTTCACCGTGATTAAAAATATACTTAGATAGAGAGTGAGCGCGAAGAGGCGTAAGAATTACTCGCTTTGAATCAATATCAATTACAAATTCGCATTCCTGCCAGTGTGAATTTATAATTGTTAAAGAGCGGTGCATATTTTTTAAAAATTGATATTTTATCTTTTCAGCTTGCGTAATAAGCTTTTTATTCGTCTTATTAATAAAGACTGATAGCTCATTTGAAATATTTTCAATTAATGCACTCGTCCAGTTATACGCACGATCTCGATTATCGGTCACTAATACGTCATAAGGTATATTATAATTACTAAGTTTCTCGTAACTAATTTCAGCTGAAAATTGACGAATAAGCTCGTCTTCAAGCTCGGATGCCTCGTCACATATTAAAAAGTTCTTTTGTTTAATATGTGATGGAAGGGATAAAAACATCTTATAGTTAAGAACAGCGAACTGTGATAGCATCGCTTCGTTACGTGCATTGTAGTATGGACACCTATTCTCTGCCCAGCAACCATCACGTAGAGTCGGAGCAAACGTGCATGGCGCTAATTCAGCATCATAGTTCTTATCAACATCACAGGTATAATTTGTCTTACCTTTTAGGGAATCTGTACCTTTAAATAAATCTTGATACTGATCCTGTAATGACTTTGTAATGGTTAGAGCAAACGTACCAAATGCAGGTTCATCCTTACATTCCTTTTCAAAAGAATAATTACCGTCAAAGTCTACCTTGTAAGCGTCATAGCTACGAATTAATTGCTCAAAAGTCTCACTTGGTGAGGAGCTTGTATTAGCAAGGGTTTTGGCTAAAAAACTCTTACCAGAGCCGGTTGGTGCGCAGCATACAACAAACTTTTTACCGCTACTAAATGCCTTATCAATTTTATTGATAAGATTGACTTGAAGTTTGCTAGGAGTGAAATCGCTTGGAAATTGAGATATAAAACTTGTAGGCACACTTTAATTATAAGCTGCTTAGCTAAAGTTAGCAATTACCTTTTTATTAAAAAATTTCGATGTCTTAAGTAGCTTAATTTTATTTGTATGTTCTCTAATTAAAGCGTTTGATAAACAAAAAGCGTCTAACGTATAATCAAATTCAATGCTGTTCTCTGTGCTTGAAATAGCGAAAGGGTAGGGCAACTCGTATAATACTTTTTTTGTTTCTTTCTCGAGACCGAGTAATGTAAAGATACAAAAGAAATCTTTAATGCAGAAGAGTTGAAGCTTACCCTGTTTAACAACTTTGTTGTCAACAGTAAAAGATACCTTTAACAAGTGAAAGGGCTTTACAGTTTGTTCTACTTCTTCTATAGATGTCATGAGTTCATAAAACTTACCTTTTGTGGAGCTGATAGCCCGGCAAGTTTTTCGTTAAAGAATTTCCAAAATGTTTTATTGGCTGGTATAACTTGAATTAAATCACAAGCCACCATATTGATACATCGGTAATCTTGCATAAAGATATCCCAAGTAATAATAAGATCTTTTGTATTGGGGTCAAACTTAGGCATATTAATAGCGCGTTTATAGTTTAAAGCAAGTCTACCTTCTGGACTGTTAAGTAGGTTAAGAGAATTCGTACAAAGCATTCGCCTTGTAGCTCCAGCGCCTGGCTTTAGACGTCGTCGATTAAACTTTATTTCGACGACGTTGTTTAGTAACAGACTTTTTAAGGTGGGCAGCGACGCTTTCATTATCATCTCCTCGTAGTGTGCAGATACCGAAGATACGTTGTTCGTTTAAGAAAATACCTTTC